CTATACTTGTATATAAAGGAACCAAATCATGGCTATTACAACTGCAATGTGCAACAGTTTTAAACAAGAGTTACTTGGTGGTATCCATGACTTAGATACCGACAGTATTAAACTTGCACTAATTAAAGCAACTCCTTCGGGAACATATAATGCTTCTACAACTAACTATTCAGATGTTACAGGTAATTCTGACGAAGCATCAGGAACAAACTATAGTGCAGGTGGTCAAGTATTAGACTCTGCAACAATTAGTTTATCAGGCTCTACAGCTATTGTAGATTTTGCAGATGAAGTATTTGCCAATGTAACTGTATCAGCAGATGGATGTATTATTTATAACGCTGGTCAATCAAATAAAGCTATTGCTGTAATTGATTTTGGTGGTACTGTTAGTGCTACTGCAGGTGATCTTACTATTGAGTTCCCACCTTCAGGTGGTGGATCACCCGATAGTAGTAATGCAGTTATCCGCATAGCCTAATGGCTGTTGTAGCAGCTTCAGCACGATTTGGTACAGGTAGATATGGCGTATCTGCTTACGGTGCTGAAGACATATCCAGAACACTTACTGGAGTATCTGCTACAGGTAGTGTAAATACAGTAGAAGAAAAACCTACTGAAGTTCTTAATAGTGTAAGTGCAACTGGTGCAATAGGTACAGTTAATGCATTTATAAAAATTACACTTACTGGAGTGTCTGCTACAAGTTCTATTGGAACATTATCTCCAAATATAACAGAAGACATCACAGGTGTGGCAGCAACAGGAACTATTGAGCCTGTATCTGCTGGTGGTTTTGAAATTGACATCAGTGAACGTATTACAGATGGTGTTAGTGCTACAGGTGCTATTGGTACTGTAGAACCACAAGTAGACGAAAACTTAAATAGTGTTTCCGCTACAGGTACAGTAGCAGCTATTATACCCCATGCAGATTCGTTAATAGTTCTTACAGGTGTATCTGCTACAAGTACAGTAAATGAGTTAGAGGAAAAACCTACTGAAGTACTTGATAGTGTGAGTGCAACAGGTTCTGTACAAGCATTAGCACAAGTTAAAGTAAGTGAAGCTTTGGCATCTGCACCAGCTACAGGTACAATAGGTGCTGTTACTACAACTGCAGTAGTCTTTAATTTCCAAGCTGTAAGAGAACAGTACAGCCGTAGACGCACAGTCTATATAGCAGAGGCAGCATAATGTCTACTTCAGCATCCAGAACTGTACGTATACCTGATGAGAATAGATTGGTATTTGTTTCTGCCTTTGATACAAACAGAACAGTAAGAATACCACAAGAGAATAGAATAGTTTTTGTAGAACGACAAGCAACATCTGCAGAACGAACTGTATACGCAACTGAGGATTAAACATGAGTTTTCGTTGGCCCAATAAAGACCCTGATGAACAACTAGATTACAGTGTAGATTGGTCACGTTTTCTTGGTACTGCTACTATTAGTACGGTTACATGGTCTGTAAAGAGTACTGCTTATAGTACTAAGACTACACTAGGCGCAGGACAAACACTTACTGTTGCTTCAAGTTCTGCAACTACTGATGATATACAGAATGTATCACAAACTAATACTACTACTGTAGCCACTATTAATATTGGTGGTGGTACAAATAACATTGAATATACTTTTTTCTGTAACATGATTGACAGCACAGGTAGCCAAGCAGAACGTAGTATTAAGTTACGGGTAAAGGAACGTTAAATGGCTTATGATTATCTTGGTCTAGTGAATGACGTAAACCGTAGACTTAATGAGGTGGAACTTACATCAAGTAACTTTGCTGCTGCTACTGGTGAGTACAGTATGATTAAAGATGCAGTAAACTCTGCTATTCGTTATCTTAATCAACATGAATACGAATGGCCTTTTAATCATGTAGAAGCAGAAGAAACATTAACTGCTGGTACAGTACGTTATGCATATCCTGCAGATGCTAAAACTATTGATATGGATAGTTTTCGTATTAAACGTGACGATACTTTAGGTAATGATACTAAACGTTTAAAAGTTATTACGTATGAAGAGTATTTAGACAAGTATGTAGATGCGGAATATAGTACATCAGATAATCGTAGAGCATTACCTGACTATGTATTTCGTACACCTAGTTTAGAGTTTGGTTTTGTTCCTGCACCAGATAAAGCATATACTGTTGTGTACGAGTATTATAGACTTCCTGTAGATCTTATTAATGCTACAGATGTACCCACAATACCAGAACAGTTTAGATATATTTTACTAGATGGTGCAATGCACTATGCATATATGTTTAGAGGGGAAACGCAAGAGTCTTCTATTATGCAACAACGTTTTGTAGATGAAATTAAAAACATGCGTAGTTTGTATATTAATAGATACGATTATGTTAGATCAACTGTAATAGATCGTAACCGTATTGCAGTCAGTTCATTTAGAGCAAACTAATACATGCCATCAACTCGTCAAACATACCCTATAGAATTTAAGGGTGGACTTGTTACTAATATGAGTCCTTTGCAACAAGGTATTAACGCACCGGGATCTGCAAGAACTCTTAGAAACTTTGAACCATCTATTGAGGGTGGTTATCGTAGGATTGAGGGGTATACAAAATACAACAGTAGTATTATACCACCGTATGGTGCTCCTGTAGTAAATGGTGCAAGTCAATCTGGTGGCACTTTAAACATAGCCAACATTAGAACTACTCCTGTTGTTGGTGATACCTTTAAACTTACACATGCTACTGCACAAGTAAACAATACAGCAACTGCAGTAGTAAACGGTACTGTTTCCAGTTCAGCTAATGTTGCTGTAGATGGTAATGTTGGAAGTATAGTTGTAGGAATGACTGTTACAGGAACTGGCGTTGATGCTGGTGTTACAGTAACAACAGTTACAGATCAAAATAATATAGTCGTATCCTCTGCACAATCTATAGCCGATGATGTTACACTAACGTTTAATGCTCCTGACTCTGATAATACCACACATATTGTTGACACTGTTGTTGGTACAATTAAAGCAGGTATGGATGTAAGTGGTACAGGCATCCCAACAGGTGTTACAGTATTATCTATAAGCGGAAGCACTGTAACTTTGTCTACAGGGCTAGACCTTGCAGAAAACTTAGAACTTACGTTTAGTGACATTTACACTATTTCGTCTGGTGGTGTTAGCTATAATGCTAGTGAAAGAACAGCCGCACTTACCTTTACACCTACAATACATGCGGATAATTCTCCTGCCAATGGTAATGCTGTAGAGTTTACAAGCACTGCGTCAAACTATCTTACGCTTGGTTGTGGCGTATTTTTAGACAGAGTTATTGTAGCAAAGAATGATGATTTATTTAAAGTATCTTCTAGTGATATAACACAAATAAATGTTCCTAGTTATGGTACTGTACTTGTAAATGGTGCATCACAAACAGGTTCAAGTCTTGTAGTAGATGGTTTAACTTCTGCGCCACAACAACATGATATATTTAAAATTGCTGGCGTAGATAAAATTTACAGGGTAACTGCAGATGCAAGCGTAAGTTCTGGTGGTGCTACATTAGCAATTAACCCAGCATTAGATAGTTCTCCAGCGGATAATGCTGCAATAACTTTTTTAAGTACATCAAGAGAAAGTGCTGGTAAAACTAGATTTGCAAGGTATAACTATACAGGAACAGAAAAAATAGCCATAGTAGATGGTACTAATGTTCCTGCACTATATGACAACAACACTTTTACTGCACTTAATGATGCTCCTACAGATGTTAATGGTGCAAGTTTTGTAGTAAACTTTAAAAATCAATTATTCTTTGGTAAAAGTAACCTACTAACTTTTACTGCCCCATATACAGATAATGACTTTACAGCAGCTAATGGTTCTGGTACAATCTCTTTAGGAGCCGTGATTACAGGACTGATTGTTTTTAGACAACAATTAATTATCTTTACTGAGTCTTCTATATTTCAATTAGTTGGTAATACAATAGCAGACTTTCAATTACAACCAGTTACTACTGACATTGGTTGCGTAGATACAGACACTATCCAAGAAGTAGGTGGTGACATAATGTTCTTAGGGCCAGATGGTCTTAGATTATTGAGTGGTACAGATCGTATCGGTGACTTTGGTCTTGGTGTCGTATCTAAAGCAATACAAAAAGAAGTAACAAGCTTTATTACTGCTAATACTTCTTTTACTAGTGTAGTTATTCGTAATAAATCTCAGTATAGAATACTAGGATATAATACAAACATTACACAAGAAAATGCTCAAGGTATTCTTGGTACACAGTTTTCTGGTCAAGGTGGTGAAGGAATGGCTTGGGGTGAGCTACGTGGTATTAGAGCTTATGTAGCTGACAGTAGGTTTTATCAAAATGCAGAAACAATAGTATTTGCTAATGATGATGGTTATTTATACCAAATGGAAGATGGTAATAATTTTGATGGAGCTAATATACAAACTACATTTGCTACACCTTATATGCCAATCAATGATCCACGTGTACGTAAAACGTTTTACAAAGCATATTTGTACACAGACCCACAGGGTAGTGTTTCGTTTGATATGAGTCTTAAATTAGACTTTGACCAAAAAGATAGCATACAGCCAACTAAAATAGATTTTGCTAATAGCACAGGACAAGTTGCATTTTATGGTCAGGCATCATATGGATCAACAGAAGTGTATAGCACTAAACTTTTAACTCTTTTTGAAACACAACTAATAGGATCAGGTTTTACAGCGTCTATACAATTTGAATCAGATAGTACAGACCCACCATTTTCACTTGATGCTATCACTTTAGAATTTGGTACAAACACGAGAAGGTAAACCAAAATGGGAACAGGTTACACTAGGAATGACACATCTAATAACATTGCTGATGGCAACATTATCAATGCTGCAGACTTAGATGGTGAATTTGACGCAATTGAAAGTGCAATGGGCACAAGTGGTCACACACATGATGGCACATCTGCAGAAGGTGGGCCTGTTACTGTATTGGGTCCAGTTCAAGACTTTGTAGCAAGTGCAACTGAGATTAAACCTAAGACTACTAATACATTAGATATTGGCACAAGTGGTCTTTTGTTTAAGGATATGTTTCTTGATGGTGTAGCAACAGTAGGTAGTATTAAAATTGACAATGCTGGTACTATTGGATCTGCTTCTGATGCAGATGCAATTGCTATTTCTTCTGGTGGTGTTGTTTCCTTTTCACAAAACACCATTGGTAAGACAGGCTCTGGTTATGTGCTTTCGTTGCAAACATCAGACACTACTATTGAAGCAACTAATGTATTAGGTAAGATTGAGTTTAGTGCTCCTGATGAAGCTAGTGGCACAGATGCCATACTTGTTGGTGCATCTATTGAAGCACTTGCAGAAGATACATTTGATAGTTCTACTAACTCTACTGCCCTTGTATTTAAAACTAATACTACTGGTGCAGCTACAGAACGTATGCGTCTAACAAGTGCAGGTGATTTACATTTCTTAGATAATCGCAAAGCCATCTTCGGCGCAGGGTCTGACCTCTGGATATATCATGATGGTACAGATAGTTATATTGAAGAACGCAATGGTACAGGTTCACTGTATATAGATGCTACTGACCTACAACTTAGATCAACAGCAAATGCTAAGTATTTCAGAGGCATAACAGGAGGTGCTGTTGATCTTTACTACGACAACGCATCCAAACTCGCCACCACCAGCACAGGCATCAGCGTAACAGGCAACGCTACCTTTGCTGATAATGGTAAAGCTATCTTCGGTGCTGGGTCTGACCTACAGATTTATCACAACTCTGCAAACAATAAGTCTTACATTGAGGAGAGCGGCTCAGGCAATCTTGTTATCCGTGGTAGTGATATTGATATTTTGGCTGGCAACGGTGAGGCCGCAATCAATGTAGCTCAAGATGGCGCAGTAACCCTTTATTATGACAACGCAGAAAAACTCGCCACCACCAACACAGGCGTAGACATCACGGGTACTTTGACCAGCGATGGGCTGACTGTGGATGGTTCCTCAAGCGGGACATTAAATAATGTTAATTTCTTGAATACTAATTCTGGGGCTACTACAACAGCCAACAGAATAGGTTTAGGAATCACCAACTCTGGTGGTGCGGCTTACACGTATATAGAAGCAAATGAAGGCGGAATAGACTCTTTTCCTCATTTAAATTTTTATACAGGTAGCTCTGCAACTAAAAGATTAGAAATAGCAGACAACGGCGACATCAGCTTCTACGAGGACACAGGCACGACACCAAAGTTCTTCTGGGATGCGAGTGCTGAGAGTTTGGGGATAGGGAATACTAATCCTGATGCAATCATAAGGGCAGATAGTGGCACAGCTAACAAAATCCTTTTCAAACATAATCCACCATCAAATAGGTATTTCTCTATCGCAGAGAGTTCTGATGGAACATATGACAATGCTATTACCACGTTTTATAAAGACGCAACTGTTGGTCAGTTTGTATTTGAAACAGCTGCAGCAGAACGCATGCGCATCGACAGCAGCGGTAACTTGCTGGTGGGTACTACCAATACTGACCCTATTGGTAATTCAGTTGCAGGAATGAGAATTGGGTCAACTGGTTTTTTCAACATAAACGCTGCTTCAGCGGCTAGTGGCTTTTTTGGCAGGTCGGGGTCGGATGGCGAGATTGTTAAGTTCTACAAAGACGGCGCCCTTGTGGGGAGTATTGGGGTTAGTAATAGCAATGTGACCATTGGCAATGGTGGTGCTGGCATAAAGTTTACAGGCTCAATCAATGTTCTTGAGCCATGGACGCCTTCATCAAATTCAGCCAGCGACGGTGCTATTGATATTGGTTACTCAGGTGGTCGCTTCAAAGACCTCTACCTCTCTGGCACTGCGTATGTAGATACGGCTGTCGAAATACACGCTGGCAACTCTTTAAAGCTGCAAAATGTCGCTGGTAATGGGTTTGCAACAATTCAAAATGCGGGTGCTGGTACTAACACAGATTTAAGTTTCAACACGGCTGGCAGCGAAGCCATGCGCATCGACAGCAGCGGTAACTTGCTGGTGGGTGTTACCAGCACAACAATTCCAGGAATTGGAAATACTACTAATGGTGTCAGTATTCGCAGTGGAGGAAACAACTCTATTGCGGTTTCAAGAGATGGAGATGTAGCAGGTTACTTTAACCGAAACACATCTGACGGCGACATTGTAGAGTTCCGCAAAGACGGCTCCACTGTGGGGAGTATTGGGACTTTAAATGCAAGTGAGTTTGGCATAAGTTCATCTAATGATTTGGTGCTTACCCAAAACACAACTACGCAAAGAAACCTGTTGTTCAGAGATAGTTTTTTTGGGCCATTTGGTTCAGACAATGGTGCGTTAGACTTAGGCCGTAGTGGTGGCAAATTTCGTGACCTCTACCTCTCTGGCGGTGTCTACCTTGGCGGCACTGGGTCGGCTAATAAGCTGGATGACTATGAGGAGGGGACTTTTGCTCCGACTGTCTCCACTGGTACAGTCGCAACGACTACCGCCACCTATACAAAAATTGGCCAATTAGTAACAGTTCGTGGGTTGTTGCATGTTTTCAGTGACAGAACATCGACAGATTATGTAGAGGTGACAAATTTACCTTTTCTCACAAAGTCAGCAAGCAACG